GCACCTGGCTCAAAACTTTACAGGCCTTCCCACTCTAGACAATACGTTCATCAACGACGATCCGCCTATCGATAGGGTAATTGCTATACCAACGGAACCTCACTTCATCTTCGATTCTTACATCCAAATGGGATGCACGCGGCCAATGCCGGTTTACTCGGTTCCTGGCCTTATCGACCACTTCTAACAAAAAACGACCCTCTAGGATCGCCCAGGACGGGCGATCTCGGAGGGCCGCGGAGGATCACTCATGGGATTTCTCGACTCTGTAATCGGAATCGGCGGCAAGGTTCTCGACTCATTCACCGGAGGATTAGGCTCAACTGTCCTGGGCATGGGTTCACAGCTCTTCGGAAATGTATTAAATCAAAGCAACGCCCAGGACGCGTTTGAAAACTCTCAGAACGCTTCCAGGGAATCAGCCGCGTGGAACGCGGAACAATATGCGAAACGCTACCAGACAACGGCAAAGGATATGAGAGCCGCAGGGATAAACCCGATCATGGCGGCTTCTGGCGGCTTCTCTACAGGCAACGCTCCTACTATGGCATCAGCTCAGTCATTCCAGGCGGCGCCCGTCCAGGATGCATCTGCATCAGCTCGCAATTATGCCGAAATGAATAGGACTCTCTCGGAAGAAAAAAAGACAATCGTCGAAACAGAAAAAGCTGTTGAAGAAACAAAACGCGTAGTAGCGGAAACCGCAAACGTAATGCAGGACACACTCAAAAAGCGGGAGGAGACCGGACTCGCAAAGGCGAACGAAAGAAAAGCCGTTCAGGAATTTATCAATCTTCAATGGCAAGTAATGGAATCAGTCGAACGCGTCAAACTCTTAAAAGAGCAAACTCTCCAGGCCGCAACACAGGCCGGACTCAATCAGGCTCAAAAATGGCAAGCAATCGAAAACGAGAAAAAAATAATCCAAGAGACCAGGAATCTCAGAAAACACGAACAACTGCTAGAGGCAGACGTCAAACGTCTGTCGGGCATCGACGCAGTATACGGAAACGAAGCGGGAAAAAATCTGTCAATTTTCCGCGAAGTAATTAAAGCCCTCATTGGCAAATAGGAGGAAAAAATGAGCAAGGCATTCGCAGAAAAATTCAAGGGCAAAAAATGGAAAAGAGAGGACGTCCGATCTTTCACCAACTACGTTACGGAACCTGGGCCGGACGGCCGACCGATCTACGTCACGGAGCAAGGCCATAAGGACGAATGCGACGTCAACAATATCATCAAAAAATACGACGCCACGGGTCTAATCACTCACGTGGCACGCTTTGAAGCAACCTACGAGGATGTCGCGGCGCTCGACTTCCGGCAGGCTCTCGAGCTTCAAAAATCTATCCAGGAGAAATTCTCCGAGCTTCCCTCATCCATCAGAAGGCGCTTCGAAAATGACCCTTACAAATATCTCGCCTTCTTAGAAAATCCTGCTAATGAAAAAGAGTCCGTAGAAATCGGACTCAGAGCAGGCCCCAAACCTCCTAGGATCAACCAGGAGGCAAAAAAAGACGCCGAGGCGGCTCCTGTACCGCCCAAGGCGTAATAAACGCTTAAAATTCGTTTTTAAGCAAGACCCGACAAAAAGGGGTTGGCCTACTGGTCAACCCTTTTTTGCGGGTAAAAAGCACATATCGATACTTGATTATATATGTGCTAGGTGGTGACAACCACCAAACTACTTAAATCAAAATCAAAAAAACTAAATAAAAACAAAAACATAAATAAAAAATAAAAATAACTCTTTACACCTCATTGTAAACAATCTATAACTCCTAACATCTTAATAAATAGGAGGATTCAAAAAATGCAGAAAAGACACAAAATGGGCAAGCGCAGGAGCAAGCGGCTCTTTTCCAAAACCGCCCGATCAGGGCATATGTTCAACCGTGGCATGAAAGCAGGCCTCAAGAGAGGAGGAATCCGCCTGTAATGCCATGTTATCATCCCCTCCTTGGCCACCGTTCACAGAAAACATCTGAAAACGGCAAAAGGCCAATCTCCTTCCAGATCCACGAGGCGTTCGCGGATCTCCCGGTGGTAGTGCCGTGCGGCAAGTGTATCGGTTGCAAAACAGCAAAGGCCGAGGAGTGGGCCGCACGGTGCTATCACGAATCCAAAATGCATGAGAATAGCTACTTCGTCACTCTGACATATAATCCGGAAAACGTCCCGGAGGGAGGAACCCTTGTCAAAATGCACCTACAACAGTTCATCAGGAATCTACGAGACCAAAACCCGCAAGAAAAAATTAGATATTACGCCTGCGGAGAATACGGTTCTCAGGGACATAGACCGCACTATCACATTCTACTATTTGGTCATCGTTTTAGCCGCGGTCATAATCACGGTGTCCCTGATGATCTCGTCTTGCACTCTCGTAATAAACAACCCGGACAACAACTCTACACTTCCAAAAGTCTTGAAAAACTCTGGCCCTATGGATTCTCCACCGTCGCTGAATTCACCCAGGCTACCGCCCTCTACGTCGCAAAATACTCTCTTAAAAAAATTACCGGCGATTTAGCCGAAAAGCATTACCAGGGGCGCATTCCAGAATTCGCCCTCATGTCATTAAAACCCGGCATCGGTGCCGGATGGTTCGATAAATATACAAACGACGTCTACATGAAGGACTTTTTTACAATCAATGGGCGCAAGTTCAAGCCGCCCAGGTACTACGATAAACTGCTAGAAAAAAAAAGACCGAAATGTTTAGAGTACATCAAAAATAAAAGGAGGGAATTCGCGTCAAAAGACAATACTACTCTAGTTCGCAGGTCAAACATCGGAGATGCAAAAACAGTAATTAAAAAACAATTTGAGAGGAGAAAATTCGAAAATGAATAGCGCGAACGCCTACACGATTCTGGACACAAAGAGCAAGATATACAATCAGCCCCACTTCTTAATCAACGACGCCGTGGCAATACGGCAATTCCAACTCGTCACCCAGGATAAGGACAGCATAATCTCAAAATATCCGGAGGACTTCAGACTCTACCGGGTCGGTCAATTCGATATGCTCACAGGAAAAATCGTACCAGAAGAGGCACCCGTGGAAATAGCCCACGGTCTTACATTCAAATCCCAGGAGGAAAAATAAATGCGATCTATCATGAAGCACGTGTTCTCGGAAGTCCCTCAAATCCAGATTCCACGGTCTCGGTTCGACCGATCTCACGGAGTCAAAACTACCTTCGACGCCGGCTGGCTCATTCCCTTCTTCGTCGACGAGGCTCTCCCAGGAGATACATTTCAAGTCTCCGTTGCCGCTTTCGCAAGGCTCGCCACGCCGATCTATCCGATCATGGATAACATGAGAATGGAAACATTCTTCTTCGCAGTACCCTACAGGCTCGTGTGGGACAACTGGCCTTACTTCTGCGGCGAGCGCAAGGAACCCACGTCTAACACTGACTTCCTCATTCCATACATCCGGATCAATAATGCTCCGAACGAGGAAATCTACGACTACATGGGCATCCCCACGAAGGTGGCCGCAAACATCGATGTCTCGGCCCTCCCGTTCCGGGCATACAATTTAATCTTCAATGAATGGTTCAGGGATGAAAACCTCAAGTCCCTGGCACCTGTCCCCAAGGGCGATGGCCCTGACGATCAGTCAACCTACTACATCAAGAAACGCGGAAAGCGTCACGACTACTTTACCTCATGTCTCCCCTGGCTCCAGAAGGGCGATGCGGTACAGCTCGCCCTGGGCGATTACGCACCGGTAACAGGACTCGGCAAGATCAATAACACCTACGGACAGGCCAACCAGGACGTCTATGAAAATGACGGAGCCTACACCGGCACGCGGCGCTATGCAAACGCAACGACTCCCACGGCGGAATGGATGATGGAGCAAAATCCGGATCACACCGGCTATCCAAATATTCGGGCCGATCTCTCCATGGCCGTCGGCCCCACGGTCAACGAGCTTCGGCAGGCAATCCAGGTACAGAGAATCTTAGAGCGGGACGCACGCTCGGGAACGCGTTATACAGAGATAGTGCGTTCCCACTTCGGGGTTATTTCTCCCGATGCTCGACTTCAACGCCCGGAGTATCTCGGCGGCGGTTCATCTCCGGTTCATATATCGCCCGTCGCGAAAACCGTTTCCGACGGAACAAACAACTTCACCGGCGAGCTGGCGGCCTTCGGAACGACGGCTTTTACTGGTCACGGCTTCACAAAATCTTTCACCGAGCATTGCATAATTATCGGCATCGTCAATGTTCGCGCCGATCTCAGCTATCAGCAGGGATTAAACAAAATGTGGACTCGTCAAACTCGGTTTGACTTCTACTGGCCTACTCTGGCGCACCTGGGCGAACAGGCTGTACTCAACGAAGAAATCTATAACGACGTCCCGTCGGTCATGGGCGGATACACGAAGGAAGTATTCGGGTATCAAGAAAGGTACGCCGAATACAGATACAAGCCCTCTCTCATCACGGGAAAAATGCGGTCAAATGATACTAATTCACTCGACGCCTGGCACCTGGCTCAAAACTTTACAGGCCTTCCCACTCTAGACAATACGTTCATCAACGACGATCCGCCTATCGATAGGGTAATTGCTATACCAACGGAACCTCACTTCATCTTCGATTCTTAC